GTTAAACATCTATTCTGAGAAGCATATATTCTTGGTGCAAACTTCTTAACAGAATCAACAGACTCAATACTTTCTCCCCCAGAAGAACCTAAATCTGTTGACATTAAAGAAATGCCAGAAGTTATGTTATACTCTATTGCATCTCTGACATAAGTAATCCTTCCACTAAAGACAAAAGAGTTAATTCCATTGGCACTATCACCATTTGTCATGATATAGTTAATGGTAATATAGTTATCGTTTAAAATTTCTTTCCCAAATATTCCATCACCAAAGAAAATTTGATATCTTTCATCTTCTACTTCTTGAATAAAATAAACATTTGAAGTTGAATCAATATCAAAGAGACTATCTTGTAACTTATAAGTAACAGATGCAGTTGAACCCTGATAATCTTTTACTTTTACTGAAATTAAATCAGTATCAATACCAGAATTTGGTAAAATAAACTTCTGATTTTGACTTCTTGAGTTATATGTGAAGCTTTTTGTTAATAATGTACCTTCATATACTGAAATATTGTTAAATTCTGCAATTCCATTATTAACAGGAACTGTAATATCTTCTAAAATTGAAAAAATAAACGATTGAGTACCAAATGTACCTGATGTTGCTGCTACAGGACCTGCTCTAAGGGTTAATGTTGATGGTTTTGGTGTTACATTTGTTGTATCTACTGTAAAAGTAACAGTTGCTCTTGCTGCTTTCTTTGAACGAGGGACATATCCTATGTTTCTTGCTAATGATACTACATTTTCTCTTAAAGTAGCACTATCAATGAATACCTCATTAGCAACCATACTAGCATTGTAGGAAGTAATGTAAGTATTGTATGCCAAAAGATCGATTATAGTCGAAAGGTTTGACCCTTGAAAATCATAATCCGTGAAATTGGAGTTTGATTGTATATAATCTGTAAGTGTTGTCTTAACCTGGTCAAAATCCAGGTTAGTAAAGTTTACTAGTGGCATTTTTATCTAGCTGATTGCAAAGCGAATTGTAATTCTTGTGGGGGAACATCTGCTCCAATAATGTCATATGTGATAACAGTATCAAAAGCATTGTTATCAAAGTCTGGAGATACAACTACAGAACGTAATCTTACTCTTGGTTCATAATTTCTGATAGATTCACTTATTTGATCCTTAATAAGAGATGCCGTAATGTCATCCATATTGCCAAAAAGTGCTCTATTGATGCCAGAACCAAAATCAGGTTGAAAAAACCTCTCTCCAGGTACTGTCATTACGATATTTCTTACTGAGCGAGAAATTGCATTCTCATTTTTTAGCGCAATTAAGTCACTATTTAAGGGATTTACCTCAAATGTCATGCTAATATCTTTAAATCCCCGACTTACCCTTTGTATAGGCATTGAAAATACAGAAAATTACAAATTTTAGTTATTTATTAAGGATTCTTACTCAAAATTCTGCTAAGGGTACACCTTCGACATCATAACTCCAATCATCATACTCTAATCCTTCCTCTTTTCGCTCATAAAGGTCATTTTCTACCTTAAAATCGCGCTTTTTCGGTGTTAATAGGTCATTAGAAATCTCACGTAGCATCTTTTTCTCTGATTTTTCCATTTTATACCTCTTTTTTACTAGTTATACCCATAAAAAAAGACCCCACGAGAGGGTCCGTAGTGTTATTTTCCTTGTCCTTTATAACGCTTCCTTTTTGCATTGCGAGAACTCGCAGCATACTTACTGTGCTTCCCTTCACCCTGCCGAGACTTCTTCGGCTTCGATTCTATAATGTTATTAGTGTTGCTCCATAATGCCATTTAGTGTTTTCCTCCTTCTGGATGATGCCCCTCAGGATCCCCTTCGAGACCTTCGGGTTCTTTACATGTACATACCTCAATTAAAGGTTCAAGTTTTTCACTTAAATCTTTATCTTCAGTGAATTTTAACCAAAAAACGATTTTCTTAATTTCGTCTTTAGTGAGATTAACTAACATTAGTGCGGGTTATATACTTTTAAATAATATACTCCCACACATATCAAAACAATAATAAAAAAACCAATCCATGATGCAAAAGTAATCATCGCTTCACTCCATTAAATAACACGGGTTTTTTCATGCCCCACACGAATCCTGGGATCGCACCAGATTTCATAACCTTCTTCAATTGCATCCAAGCAAAAACTGACATCTTCCCCACACATATCTTGCACAGCACCTGATTCAAATACTTGCATTTTTGGTGCAAACCATGGATATGGTAGATTCTCAAATACTCCCTTCTTAATTAATACCCACCCAAATCCTGTGTAGTCTACAGTAAATGGCTTCTTACGCTTACTAATACTCTCAACGGTTTCATGGTTCATTACTCCACCATTATTACGGAACTCATCTTCCTCTAACCAGTGTGCGACTGATGTTGTTGAACCATCCTCAGTAGCATACCACCCTGCTACAATTTCGCGCTCTGTGCCATCCTCTGAGATTGCCATATCACACAACTGCCAGAACTTGTTAGTGTCAAAGACAATATCCGAGTCAATCCATAGTTGATAATCATATTCTAACTTTCCGTCCCATGGTACTTGCTTAGGTCCCCTTAAAACATTTGCTCCAAGACACTTACAACGTGCAAAGTTTACCATTGATGAGTAATCCTGAGAAATCTGAATACTCATCCCATTCTGTACCATATCAAAGCACATTTGTACAAAGTTTTTTAGAAAGATATACGAAGTCCCTCTGCCAGGTAAGCAGAATACTATCGTCTTCCCTTTCATTCTCTCTTTAATTGCTGCAATGTCCCAGTCTTCTTTTTTCTTTGTTGGGGCATTGGCCTTAACTGTAAATCCTTTTGCCATAACTCTGAATAACCTTCAAATCAATTATACTGCGTTATTTAGAATATGTCAAGGTTATTTTTCTGCGGGGGTTTTTGGCGACCTTTTTTTACCCTGGAAATTTTTTTGGAAATTTATATATAGCTCTCGTTTTCGGTTCGTTGTAGGTTAGGGTAGTTTCGTTTTTTTATATCGGGCATCGCGGCGCCGCACAACAACACGCAACCGCACAAACACTGTCATTACGGATATAACTGCATAATAACATATAACCCTCTCAGTGTCAACTAAGAGGGTTACATAGTGTTACAACTAATCAATCAGCATCATTTTCTTGTGCTAGACTGTCAATGTACTCAAGCATTTCATTGCCTGTGTTACACTCTTCTAGACCAAATAGGACGACAAGACGTGAATCAGTAGACATAATAAGAAAAATGTGTTAGACTGTGTGTATACAATAAGCAGTTTTAAGTCTTACTTAGGACTGATGATTAACGGTTAAAGTTCGTCAATCATCTCATCCAATTCTTCATGATCTAACTGTGGGTCATTCCATGAAACACCGTCAGAGGTTTGTGTTATAAACTCACTGACGTTTGAGGCGAACTGCTTATAATCTACGCAACGACGTGCCATGTTATAAAGTCCTTCATCATTGCCGATCCATAGGGCAACGTTCCAGGTCTCATAATTCGCCCATCCGTTGTAGGTCTCAGTTGTCATGTGTGGTTGGTTGGGTCATTACACTAAGGTTACACTTTCAGAGCCTCAGTTACTATCACCTACCACAGACATTTTATCACCAATTGTCTGGAATGTCAAGTTCTTCGATATACGCATCTACTGTCTCATCCTCATTGATTTGAAACACTTTATCCCAGTTAATATCACGGGGATTAAAGTCATCATGGACATCCAATTCTAGTGTAATTCTATACCTACTCTTCTGTGCGCTGTAGTAAGAAACTGACATAGGACTGTCCTTTGTGAGTGTTAGTGTTATTATAAGATCACTGTGAATATTTGTCAAGTAGTATGTGCGTATTTATAAGTCTTAAGTGTTAAAATACGAACTGGAACTTAAACGGTTTGGGTTTTAGTTTGGGTGGGGGGATTTGGTTACAAAAGTCTATCCCCCCCTTGACAAAAAAGCGAGAGAGTGTTATACTCTGCTCGCTTAGATCACAAGGATATGAAGGTTTTTAGAGATATAATAACACCATCTAAATGTTAGTTTATTCCACATATAATCCACACAAACTAACA